CACAAGGGCCCCCGCACTGTGGGCGCCGGCTCACATATGCACGCTCGCGCGCGCACATGCAGACGCTTACATACATCATACATTGGTACTACTAAGCATTACCCCGCATCCCGTAGGACACGTCTCAAGTCCACGCTCGATTCGTTCGATCTAACAGAGGTGCGTTCATCAATCTTAGTGTTCATCGCTTGCACGCTCCTCACATCACTCGCCGAGGCGCAGTCGCCTTGCGAGGAGACATTCCCTACTCGGCTCGAGGCAGCGAAGACCGACGTCAAGGCATGGCTCAAGGAAAACGATGCCTATCAGAAGCTTCTTCACTCCCCCCAAGGCAAGGCGATAACGTTCTTCTCTGAGCATTGCCGCTTCTTGAGCAAGCTAGAGATAGCCATCCGTAAGCTCGATGACCCGCTCTCCTTTGTGTGCGACCCACAGGCCGGTCCAAAGCCCAGGGCGCTCACCACGCACCTGATTGCCGAGACGGGCGGAAGCATCGGCACGATCCTTCGTGGCACTGACTCGAGCAATGCACAGTGCTCGTCCGAAGACCCGATCGACCTGTCTGTCAGCAGCGACTTTGACGACAAGGAGAACAGCGCGAAGGTCTACTTGATCTTCTGCTATGACGACCCGCGTGAAGGCTGCAAAAAGGTCATGGAGGGCTCGCGCGAGATGCTGAGATTGCTCGCGCAGCAGAAGGCCGAAGGCAAGCGCTGACATCACGGAGCCTCCGCACACGGCGCACTCTGCCTCGGATGCCACACGTCATAAACCATCGCAGCGAGCACCCCAATCGCCAGCGCCACAGCGATGACGAGGTTCACTAGGCCTCGCTCGATCACGCTCGCCACGACTACCCCTCCGCCCCATCGGCAAACACCATTCCAAGCAGCGAAGCCCCCTCGATACGCCCAAGCACACGCGCCTCCCCCTGCCCCTTCATGAGCGCGCGATACTTCGCCAACCAAGGCCCATAGTGCCCACTGCTCAGGTTCATCGCAGCGAACTGCTCCATTCGATAAGCGGTCCGGTGCTTCACCCGATACGCCGAGTAAAACCAGTCGCGCTCGACCGCGAAGTACGCCCGCCGCCCTTCGTGCATCATGCCTTGCCACACGACGTGTGGAGGCCAGGTAGCGCGATCGGGGTCGCCTTCGACCGCCTCTTCGACCCACCCGTGTGCGTACCCGATGCCCTCGCTCGACAGACACACGCCATGCACAAGCCGAAGCGTCCGAACCATGTCAGCTCGAACAACAGCGTTGTCCATGTCGAACATCTCAAAGAACTCCATCGCGTCGTCGAAACTGCTGTGTGTTGGTTCTATGGTCGTCATGCACGCCTCCCTGCGTTAGTCGCTCTGCCACTGCTTCATCGACTCCCTCTGCCCCCGCTTCCCAATCGCCCTACCAACCTCACCGGCCTGCGCCCCCCACCGCGCGATCAGCACCGCAGCGCTCTCATCGGCCCCGAGCTCCTTGCCCACGAGCCGACGAGCAACGCTCTGCTCGAGCGCCCGAACGGCATCCCGCTCCATCCCAATCGCCCCCCGCCCGAGGACAGCCGCCCGCCACGTGCTCGGATTCACCCGCACCACCCGCCGCACCGTCTGCCCGGCATCCCTCCAAGCACGCTCCCAGCGCTCGCGTGCGACGCCCAAGGCGGCGACTACGGCCACGGACCCACCCCAGGGCGCCTCGAGCACGAGAACGACCCTCAGCCCGCCCACACGCCCAAGGTCGACCGCCCAGCGCACGACGCGCTCAAGCTCGGGCGTGTCGAGCGTGGATAGCTCGCCGCTGTCGACGCGCTTGCCCGAAACGGCGATCGCCCAGCCCGACTGTGCCGCCGTGTCAACTCCGAGCACTACGCAGGCCCAGGGCTTGGGCGAAAGCGAGGTGTACCTGCGTGCCCTAGATGACCGGGAACGGCTAGGCGCACGGGGGAGTGCAGACACAGGTCGAGCCGCCTCCGACCCCCCGAACAGACCAAGCTGTTTCTTCCGGGGCTTCATGACGAACCCCCGTCACTTCCGTGCCCGTTCCGTCCCTCACTCAGGAGGTGTACCTGCGTACCTGCGTACCTGCCCTTTAGGAAAAGGGCAGGTACAGGTACACAGGTACACCCCCGTACCTGCGTACCTGATAGCTGTACCCGACTATCGGGTACAACTAGCCGAATCAGCCCTAGGCTCCGAAGGTGTACATGACCCATCAGTCGACCTCCGAATACGGGGTACTCGGCTCGTCTTGCTCGATGATCCACTCGCGCTTCTTCGGATCCGTCGCCCGATTCACCAGGCGCACCCCACCGATCCCCGCCTTGAGCCGGTTTTCGACACGCTCGCAGCGCGAGTTACCCCAACCGAGCCGCTCTTGGACGACCTTGCGCAGCTCCCGAGTGCCCATCCCAGGCACCTCAAGAATCACCTCCGCCAGTTCGGCAGCGTCCGACCCGAGCTTGTGCGCATGCGCCTCAGCAGCCGTCGGCGGCCCGTTCCGAGCAGGCGCGCTCTCTTGGGTCAGCACCCCCTCAGCAATCGAGAACGACTGAGGCGCCGGCCACCGCTCACCCGGATCCTCTCGCAACTTCACGGCAGTCACACGCGTCGATAGGACGCGCCCACCTTCACGCGTCGCCTCTGCAAGGAGCACGCTGTCTGCCTGCCCAACGCGCTGAGTGCTGCCCGATACGCCCTCAATATCTTCCGAGGCAGCTCCCTTACGCGTATGCGCAATGAGCAGGCACGTCGGCGCCGGCACTTCTCCCTTGGGCGCACCCTCGAGCGCCTGCGCGACCGAATCATAGATCGCCACTTGCTCGGCCTCAGCGTTGGCATCGGCGGGCGCAAATCGAGCGACCGTATCGACAATCAAGTCGCTCACGAGCCCGGCCGCCATGAGCTGCACGACATCACGCCAAGCAGGCGAGCCAAGCGTCACCGCTTTGCGTGCGATGGTGATCACGCGCTCGCCGTCGAGCACACTGTCATCGAGCCCAAGCAGTCGAAGAGAAGCCAGAAGCTTGCGCGCAGCACTCGGCTCACTGTGCTCCGCCTCAATAACCACGAGGCGCTGTGCCGGATGTGCCGGGTACACCTCACGCCCGAGCAGCACGACACAACCACACCGTGCCGCTCGTGCCGCCAGATACAGATAGGCAAGCGTCGTCTTTCCCGACCCAGGCGAACCAGCAAGCACGCCGATCGTCCCGGCGACAAGGACGTCTTGCCATGTGTACTCGACCGGCTGCGCAGCCACCTCGAGGTACCGAGCACGAGATAGGAGAGAGAGCCGCGCGAGATGCACAAGCCCGGAAATCGGGTCGAGTACACTCGGTCGCCAGTCGCCTAGGTCGGCATTGTCGTTCGAACCCTTGACCGCGAGCTCAAGCAGTTCGAAAGCTTTTCCCGGGTCGACGTTCGGCGGCATGAGCGCGAGTCGCGCTGCGAGCACGAGCTCGGCGCGCTGGCGACGTACCGCACGGCGCTTGAGCTCGAGTGCCAGCTGACTGCGATCTTGACCGGCGACATTGACCAGTGCTGTTTGCAACGTGGCCACAAGCTGCGCCGCGTCCACCGCTGACCGACTCGCGTCGATCAGCCTCGATTCCAGAACCGCCGGCTCAATGGGAACTTGATTGGACCGGTACCACTCGTGACTTATCCCGAAGAGCACACGAGCACGGGAGCCAGTGAACTGCTCTCGATTCAGCCTTCGCCCAATCGCCGCCCCCTCTTCGTCGAAGAGGACAACCGCAAGAACGCGGAACTCGAATCGTTCCGAGTCCGCGACATCCGGGCCGAGCGATCCATCAGCACCGTCCGGCCGCGAGGCGTCGCTCATGCGCGCCTCCCAGCGCCAGCGTGCAAAGCAACAGACGACGCTTCGACCGGGTCGAGCACGGTCGACCTCAACCCTTCTTCGCGCTGCTGCTCCGACGAAAGGGACGTTTCGGCCCGCGCCCAAGCACTAGCCAGTCAAGACTCACGTCGAGGGCCGCAGCGAGCGCCACTACTGATGGCAGGCTCGGCGTCTTCCCGCACTCGATACGGTACACTGTCACGGCGTTCAGCCCCACCTCGTACGCGAGGTTAGCCTGGGTTAGCCGTTTGGAGCTTCGCTTGGAGCCTTCCGCCTCGCGGGCTGCACGAACGCGGGCTGCGACACGCTCCATTTCCAGGGAATCCATTGCATTCGAGAATATGCATCGGCGCAGATTAGTCAACCTGCATATGCGCAAGTACAGTCTTGCTCACGATGCGATTGCGTAAGAAGTCTCGTGCCGTGACCCGGCCAGGAAAACCAGCGCTTGACCCTATTGCGGTCGAACTAGGGAAACGCCTTAAAGCTGCTCGACGAAAGAAGGGCATTCAGCAAGTTGATTTGGCGAAGCGCGCGGGCGTTTCCCAAATCACCGTCTTTAGAAACGAGAAGGGAGAAGTGCATCCAGAACTCTCCACTCTCCGAAAGTACGCCGGAGTTCTGGGAGTCTCTGTCGAAAGTCTCGTCGGTGCTGAAGTGATGCAGTCGATACAGGCAACGCAGACGAAGGAACCTCTTAAGCAGGACTCTCAAGATGTGCCGAGAAACGTAGCTCGATTGCTCGGTACCATCTCCGACATCACGGATGAGGAACTGACGTTCCTTTCCCAGTTCTCTCGATTAGAGGAGGGGAGAACCACAGAGGAACTCGAAACGATGCTCCTCTCAATGCGTCTCGCCAAAGCTCCGAATGAGGAAACGATAAAGGCGTTCAACGACCACCTTGAGCGAAGAGCGACCGCCAGCGGAATGAGGAAGGTCGACATCGCTCCAAAGCCCGAACCGAAGAAGAAGCGCTAAATGCAAAGGGCTGCCCCCCTCCATGAGAGGTGCAGCCCGCATTGAGCCTCGGTCTCAGCGGCAGACGATCAGCGTCACGACCTGCGAGTTCATGACCGATTGCATCGTTGCAGTGAACCACGCGCTGGGCACGTGATCGGCGTAGTAGTCGTCTAGCTTCTCGAGGTCCCCGTCGAACCGCACCCAAGCGGCTTCGGCCTCGGAACGCGGGAATACGAGCTCGGTCGCAACCCCAACGATGGCCGGCTCACTGCGAGTGTAGGTGCATTCCTCCAACACGAATGCAGCTAGCTCACGCGCAACTTGCTCGCGCACTCCGACGAGCGATCGGTCGCGCAAGACGGCGCTGTAGTCGACGTAGATCTCATTGGCCCAGCGCCGAAGGACAGGCAGCCCCGGCAATGGCTCCTTCTGCGGCGGCAGCTTAAAGCCAATCATCCTGGCCATTTCGAGCACGCAGGCCCGATCGCCGGCCCGGGCGTATCGACGCGTGTGGACTCCGAGAGTTTCCCACTCGTGACCCCTCATGCGTACAGACGATACGCGCCCGCCACACGCGAGTCGACAGTGTTTTCACATTTTGCCCGTCCATCCCGGATTTACGGGCACTTCAGAAATAACTTGTGCGCATATGCATTGTGGAATATGCACGAATGCAATGCGCACCGTAACCCAGAGCGAACAGCGGACCTTTCGGCGCTGCCCGCGAGAACATTTCCTTGCGTATGCGCAACGTTATCGGCCCGTCACGGATGCCGAGACGCTGCGATTCGGAACTCTGTGGCACCGAGCACTCGAAATTTATTGGCGACACCCGAATAAGGAGCTTCGCCTCGAAGTGGCGTTGCAAGGACTCCGAGTAGACGGCCTGAGGTCGGGCTCCGATCCTTTCCAAACCGCCACAGCTGAAGCGCTCCTCCTCGGCTACGACGCTCGATGGAAGGACGAGCATTTCGAAGTCCTCGCCGTCGAGATTGAGTTCAGCGCTCCTCTCATCAACCCAGAAACTGGCCACGCGAGTAAGACATTCATTCTCGGCGGCAAGCTCGACGCGCTCGCACGCGCCCAAGATCGCCTGGTTTACATCGTCGAGCACAAGACGAGCTCCGAAGACCTCGGAGCAGGCTCCACTTATTGGCAGCGCCTCCGCATCGACTCGCAGGTGAGCACCTATTACGCGGGCGCACGCGCGCTCGGATTCGAGGTCGCCGGCTGCATCTACGACGTAGTGGCGAAGCCCTCCCTAAGACCGCTGAAGGCAACCCAGAATCCGAAGTACACGAAGGACGGTCGCCTCTACGCGAACCAACGAGAGTTCGACGAGACGCCCGAAGAGTACGAGGCGCGCCTCCTTGCCCACATCACTGAGAATCCAGACCGGTACTACCATCGCGGCACGGTCGTCCGCCTAGAAGCCGAAGAGGTCGAAGCCGCCTTCGACAGTTGGCAGACCACTCGCCTCATTAGAGAGGCCGAGCTCGCCCAGCGTTACCCGCGCAATGCAGACGCCTGCCCGCGTTACGGGCGGATGTGCAGCTTCTTCGAAGTGTGCACGGGCGCAGCGTCGCTCGACGACACGTCGCGCTTCCGCCGAACCGAAACCGCTCACGAGGAGCTGTCGAAGTGACACCCAATCCTTCCCCCAAGCCGAAAGGCCGAATGCAGCTCGGCAACGTCCTCAAAGGACGCATCGTCAAGCCCGCACGGATGCTCCTCTTCGGATCTGAAGGCATCGGGAAAAGTACCTTCGCAGGAGCAGCACCGAGCCCGATCTTTCTCGGCGCCGAAGACGGCACGCTCGAGCTTGACGTCGAACGCTTCCCGGAGCCCCACACGTGGCAAGACGTGCTCGATGCTGTGGACGAGCTTGTCGCCTCTGAGCACCACTACCAAACGTTCGTCATCGACACCCTGAACTGGATCGAGCCGTTGGTCTGGCAGCACGTCTGCGAGAAACACGGCTTCAAAACCATTGAGACACCCGGCTACGGCAAGGGCTACCTAGCTGCACTCGACGAGTGGCGCGTCCTGCTGGCAAGGCTTGAGCGCCTGCGCACGACACGCGCGATGACGATCATCCTCCTCGCCCACTCGGCCATCCGAACGTTCAAGAATCCAGAGGCCGAAGACTTCGGGCGGTACATGCCGAAGATCGACCGCAACGCAGCGTCCCTCTTCGCCGAGTGGTGCGACATCATGATGTACGCAAAGCACGAGCAGTTCACGCAGGTATCGAACGGTCGAGCCCGAGGCATCGCGACCGGTGAGCGTGTCCTCTGCACGCAGCGCACGGCGGCTTTCGACGCAAAGAACCGGCACGACCTACCGTCGGAACTACCCCTCGACTGGGAGAGCTTCGCGACCGCCATGGCGCAGCGCCCAGCGGCGATTCAGGCCGAGCTCGACGCCGAGCTCACCCGCGCCACGGACGACATCAGGGCACGCGTCAGCAAGGCCCTCGGAGCGGCTGGCGACGACATCGCGAAGCGCAAACAGATTCTGATTCATCTGACGGCACTCAACGGCAACCAGACAAAGGAGACCCCTCAGTGATTCAACCCGGCACCTATCAAGCACGTGCGACAGGCGCAGAGTACGGCGTCACGAAGAACGGCACGGAACAGGTCGGAGTGAGCTTCGTGATCACCTCGAGCCCGAGCGGTCAGTACGATGGAGCCCAGCTCGTTTGGTACGGCTTCTTCACGGAGAAGACCGAAGACCGAACAATCGAAGCCCTTATCACTTGCGGCTGCACAAGCCTTGCGACGCTCGAAGGCGTGACGAGGAACGAGGTGCAAATCGTCGTCAACCACGAACCGCACTACCAGACCGGCGAACCAGTACCCCGCATTCAGTGGATCAACAAGCTCGGCGGCATCGCGATGACGACGCGCATGTCCTCAGTCGAAGCGAAGTCCTTCGCGGCGAAGATGCAAGGCAAGTTCCTCGCGTTGAGTCAAAAGCTCAACGGCGGAGGGAGTTCGCCGAACGCGCGTCCGGTGTCGAAGGGAAGTCCTCACGACCCACCGCGCAGTACACCTCGAGCACCGGCACCTCCGCCGATCGATGGTCCGTCGCCGGGGGACGACAACATCCCTTTCTGAGTGCGAACCCATGACTCCCGATGGCAAATCCATCGAAGCCACACGTGTTGCGCTGCGCGTACAACATCTCTTGCGTTTGGGCGCTGACAGTGGAGCAAGCGAAAACGAGGCGCGAAACGCTGCGGTCACGGCGGCGAGGCTCGTGCTGCAATATGACCTCATAGTGAGTCCGCGCTTCGCCCTAGACCAGGAACGGGATAAGCGGCAGCGAGCCGAAGCACGAGAAGCCGAAGCACGGCGAGCGTGCGAAGCCAAGGCGCGGGAAGCGCGCGAAGCTACCGACCGAGCAACCAAGGCCCAAGAGGCAGCGGCAACCTGGGAAGCCAAAGCGCGCAAAGCTGAGGCGGGCAAAGCCGAGGCGGACAAAGCCGAGACCTCAGAATCCAAAAAGCGACGGCGTATACGGCTGCAGTTTCCATGCGCATGCGTGGGTTGTCAGCGTCTTCTCAACGAGGGCGATTTCGGCTGGTGGCGCAAAGGCGCCGGCGCCACCTGCCTCGAATGTGGAGCATTGGTTCCATGAGTGGAGGGCAAGAACAAGCCATGACCGACCCCATCAACCACCCGCCTCACTACGGCGGCGACTCGACCTACGAAGCGATCAAAGTGATCGAAGCGTGGGGCCTCGGGTTCTCTTTAGGCAACGCCCTCAAATACATCTGCCGTGCCGGACGCAAGGGCTCGGAAGGACGCGTGGAGGCCCTCCAAAAAGCGCGTTGGTACATCGACCGAGAGATCGCGAACGCGGAGCAAAGGCCATGACCAAGCTCGAGAAAGCCATGCACTGGGTCTACCGCTACAAGCGCGGCGAGCGCGACTTCCCCGGTTGTCCGATCGACTACGACGATAGCAAGGCCGTAGTCGGCCACCTGCTCACACTCGCGAAAGAACTCGAGCGCATCCACTGCGAAGCGCTCAAGACCGAACTCAATGCCGCCACCGCTGTGAGGAAGAAACGATGACCCCCGAATCCAAATCCCTCGGCAGCATCCTCCACATCCTCGAGAGTGCCGCCGCGAGCGAAGGCCACTGCTTCCTTGAGCGACGCCACCTCACACTCGCGCTCGGCGAGCTAGTCGACCTCTCAATCGAGCAAGCATCGGCGGCGATCGACCTTGCTGCCGAGCGAGGTCACGTCGTCGTGCGGGGCGCACGCGTGTACCTGACGCACCTCGACCGGGCCGAACAAGACATTGCGCTCGCCGTGAAGAGCCTGCTCGCACGCTGACCTAACAACTAACATCGCTCGTGACTCTGCACCGAAAGGAACTCCCATGACGATGAAGCAGATACGCAAGGCTCACCGCGCGGCGTACCAAGGACATCACTACGTCTCCCTGCGAACATGGTTACGGGCGCAGAAGGAGCTGCATCCGAAACTCACCGGCAAGGCACGTAACCTAGTTGTCGGTCAGCGAGGTGCATGATGTCCGACGACGACGAGACGTACCTGTCCGCCCGCCCAGCCAATGACAACGGAAGTCTCACGGCGCTCGACGCCCGCCTGCTCGGGCACACGCTCGAGCTGCTCCAGGGCGCCGATGGCCTCGGCCTCGTCGAGCGCGAGCTATACGATGCGCTGTCCGCGCTCGAGCGCGAGGCCACGGCGTCGGACCTCAACGGCGCGATCCTGGACGCGCGCAAGGCCGGGTTCGTCGTATTGCGCATGGGCCGGCTGTGCCTCGAGCGCAGACTGACACAAGCACAGCTGAGGGCTGTTAGGCGGCTTGCGCGGGAGCTGGGTGCGCGGGGGTCGAAGTGACTCGCAAACCAACGCTCGAACAGGCGATGGACGATCACAGCGACGCCTGGCTCTTCCACAATGAGCGCATTCCTGTGCTCGTCGCCGAGGTGAAGCGGCTGCTAGAACTCGTCCGCTTGCGAGAATGGGAAAGCGCATCTTACCGCGCGGAGCACGCCGACGCCCTCGAACTCGCCAAGCTCCAGCGCGATGAGTCGCAAGACGCGGTCGAGGAACTGCAGGAGATGGTCTCGACCCTCGAGGTCGAGTGCAACTCGCTCAACGGTCGACTCATGCATCGCGTCGAAGAACTGGAGAGGCGGGTTGCGCGCGTTGTGTCGGGTCACGAGCATTGTCTCGACAAGCGGACCGCTTTGGCGATCCGCGTCACCGAACTCACAGCCGAACGCGACAAGCTCATCAATGACCGTGACTCCGAACTCGAGTCGGCGGCTGATGAGGTAACAGATGCACACAACGCTGAACGTGCGGCGAAGCATCAACTCGCCACGCTGCGGACGGCCGCGGAGCGCGCCTGCAATTGGTTCGAGGGCGGCGAGTCGGTCGAAGATGTCGCCTACCACATGAGGCGCGTTCGCAAGGCGCTCGACAGCATCGCCACCGCCGAGCAGCCAACGGCTGCGCACTACCCGGCCGCGCCGGTGGATACGTTGATTGAAGTCGCGTTGATGGCGCTCGAATGGCTGCGCCGCGATGAGAACTTGCAGGAGCTTTATCACGAGCTCGGGCAAACGCTGGACTACGTCCGCGCAGCTCGGGAGCCGAAGCTATGACCGAGCGACCAATCCTATTCAGCGCGCCGATGGTCCGCGCGATTCTCGCCGGCGCGAAGACCCAAACGCGGCGCTGTCTGACCCCGCAGCCAGAGCTCGCGATCATGGACGCTGAGACGGCGACCACGTACCGAGCGTGCCAAGACATCGGCCTCATTCCACAGCAGGAGCATCCGCGGTGGCGGTGGCGGGGTGTGTTTCAAATGCCGTGGCCGGAGTGCCTTCGGAATCAGAGCCCGTTCGGCGTCGTCGGCGATCGGCTGTGGGTGCGCGAGACGTTCTACTGTGACGACTACCGCTATCCCGACGCTCCGATCGATGAGATGTCGAAGACGCTCGAGTACCGAGCCTCCCACGAGTGCCGCAACTGGGAGGCCGGGTGTCCGTGTCGGCCAGGCGATGCAAGCGGCGGCAGCTGCTGGCGCCCGTCAATCCACATGCCGCGCTGGGCCTCGCGCATCACGCTCGAAGTGACAGGCGTGCGCGTCGAGCGGTTGCAGGACATCACTGACTATGACGCGCGTGCCGAAGGCGTCGAACTCGGCAAGCTGGTGCCAGGACTGGTCAACGGTGAGCCCGCCCAGGTGGCCGTGTTCGATCCACGGTTCGCATTCGCGTTTCTGTGGGACTCGATCAACGGCAAGCGGCCGGGCTGCTCGTGGGAGGCGAACCCGTGGGTGTGGTGCGTCGAGTTTCGGAGGTCGGCATGACCAAGCGCGCCCGCAACATCGAGGCCGAGCGCGCCCAACAGCGCGAGTACTACCGCCGCCACAAGAAAGCACGCTGCCGCTATCAGGCGAAGTACAGACTGACCGCCCCGAAGCGCGTGGACACTCCGCCAGTGGCCGCCGGCTGGGTGATCGTCGCCGAGCTCGGCGAGCAGGACGGCATCGAGTTCGCCAAGTGCCGCTGTGCACAGGGACACCTCGCCGAGATAGCGATCGATGTCCGGCCGCAGCCGGAGTGCACCAAGTGCTTGGCGTCTCGGAAGGAGCGGCCGTGACCGCCGAAGCCAAGCGTGAAGAGCAAAGGAGTTGCCGCACGTGCAGCGCGACGTTCATCATCCGCCATCCCCATACGGGCCAGTATCCGAAGTACTGCGGTGCACGCTGTCGGTATCGCTGGCGCAAGCGCCCTCGCGTCTTGTTGCGTCGGAACGACATCATGCCAGCGAACGACGTGGTCGCGCCGACCCGCTGGAGGATCGTCCGCGAGCTCGCGCCTCGTGACGGCGAGGACATGGCACTGTGCCGATGCGCGCGCGGTCACATGCAGACCATCGCGGTCGACCTGCGTCCGGCTCCCGATTGCGAGCGCTGCCAGCAAGACATCTCGGACTTGCCGGAGGTGCGACGGTTGACGGCGCAGTATTGGCAGCGTCTCAAGAAGTCGCGTCCCGCCGGCCGAGGACGCAAGTCACAATACGAACCGTACACGGGCGCTACGCTCTGCGGCCTAGTGCACTTCGGCATGGCGCTCTGCGAAGCGTGCAGCGTGCTCGACCTCTCCCCGGTCACGGTCTACGGCTGGTATTACGGCGGGCTCAAGGGGCGCACGAGGTTCAAGCTCTTCTCCGAAGCGGTCATGTCGGCACGACGTGCGCGACGCACGCGGAGGCGGACATGACCCGTTCACAACCCACGTGGATAGAGCTCGACCACGGCCTCTCGGCGGCGGTCGGCACACTCCGACGCGGACGGCGTGGCTTCTTCGTGCTCGGGCGGAAGTCCGCGGTGCCTAACTGGCCGAGGTTCATTGTGGCGTCCGGACACATCGTGGATGGAAAGGTCGTGATCGTGCAGGGGGTGTTGAGCGCGTCCAGCGTGGACGAGCTTGAGGTGAGGCTGCAAGCAAAGGGAGACGGTCATGCCAGCAAATGACAACGGTGCAGCGGACGGCGGCCTCGCTCGAGCCTTGACCCTAGGCGACATCCGCCCGGACACCGCCCGGCGATTTTGGCAGAAGGTCAAACGACGCGGTCCCGATGACTGTTGGAACTGGACCGGCTCGACCAACTCACGAGGGTATGGGTGCATCGCTTGGGGCCCAAGGGGCGAATGCAAATCGTGGCTCGCGCATCGCGTTTCATTTGTGCTTGCGGGTGGACAGCTCAACCCCTCGCTGACTCTCGATCACCTCTGCCGAAACAAGCTCTGCATGAACCCTGCGCATCTCGAGCAGGTCACCGCAGCCGAGAACATCAAGCGCGCGGCGAGACTAATCCTTCACTGCCGGCAAGGTCATCCGCTGTCCGGCGACAACATGCGCGTGGATACGCGTGGCAAGCGCATCTGCAAAACGTGCAAGCAGGCGGCCGTAAGGAGGACCTATCGGCGAGCTCGGAAGCGCAAGCAAGCGATGAGCGCCGGAGGGTCGACACATGGCAGCGAATGACAACGCCGACACTCCCGCCCTGTCCGACGCGGACGTCGAACGCCTAGCCCAGCGCGTCGCCGAGCTCCTGTTCCATAAGATCATGCGCAGGGTCGCCAAGGCGGCAGCGGTGACTGAGACCGTTGTGGGAGCTTGCGTTGACCCCGACATTCGGCAAGATAAGAAGGTGCAGCCAACAGCTGCAGCCCTCGAATCAGTACGCGCGCGACGAGCGCGCAGAGGAGTCTTCTAATATGCCACGGAAACGCACTGGCTCGGTCGAGCGGCGCGGCGACAAGTACCTCGCCCGGCTCGGCCGAGAACGAATGGGTAGTCACGACACAGAAGAGCGCGCGTGGGAGGAAATCGCCGCAGCGCTCGCGGACGACAAGCGCCGGACAGGCGACACGTTCGCCGAGCGCGGCGAAGCCTACATGCAGCAGCAAGAACGGTATGCTCGCGAGCGCCGGGGCAACGTCAAGATGTTCTCCAAAGAGTGGAGCGACTGGGCGCGCCACATCCGGACAGCGAAGTTCTACTACATGCGGGTGAAGGACATCCGCCGTGAGCACATCCAAGCTCTGCTCGACGAGATCGTGAAAAAGCCGGCGCTGCAGATCAAACCACGCGCAGGCGGCGTCATTGAGCGGGTCGAGACCGACCGTAAGATCGGCGAGCGCACGCCCTACAAGATCCGCAGCCGGCTGACGTCGTTCTTCGATACGCAGATGGACCTGTCCGCGAACCCCGCGCGCGGCACGAAGATCCCCAAGGTCCGCAAGGTCAAGCAGCGCGTGGACGGCGACAGGAAGCCGCACCTGCACGCGGACGAAATCGAGCGCCTCTTCGCGCTGCCCCAGCTTACCGTCGAGCATCGCGCCGTATACGCGCTCGGCATCTACGCAGGCTTGCGGCCCGACGAAGTTTGGGGGCTGCGTTGGGAGAACATTGTCCGCCTGGACGGCGACGAGCCCGAGCTCCACATCCGATGGTCCTACACGGCGCCGACCAAGACCCAGAGTTCGCAGCGCGAACTTCCCATGCTGCCGCAGCTCGTGTCCGCCCTGCGCGCCTACCGCGACAGCTTGCCGGCTGCACCCATCGCCGGTGTCGTCTTTCCCGGCGACGACGGCGCGGTCCGCGCGATCGGCTCGAACGCCAAGTGGCCGGACAAGCCGTACACGAACGAGGCCGGCAAGCGTGTCGTGCGCATCGGGTACCGGACGCTCGCCAAAATCCGTGAGCACATCGACTTCAAACATCTGCGGCACACCTGCGCGACGCACCTGCTCAAAGGCACCTTCACGAACGGGCACGAGTGGCCCATTGAGAAAGTGTCGGAGATGCTCGGTCACGAGACCGTGCAAACGACCATCGATCACTACGCCTCGCGAGGGGTTGACAGACTACATCGCGAGATGCGTGAGGGCCTCGAACAACGCCCTCAAACCCATCGTCCCACGAAAAACCCACGCTGAGAACAAACCGGGTCTAAGCGCATGAAATCGCTGGTCGCGCACTCGGCTCCGAAGACCGACGCTCTATCCAGCTGAGCTATGGGCGCGTGGCAGCGATTTCGCATAGTTGGAACGTAGTGTCAAACGGTCGTGGGTTTTTCCGTGGGTCTTTCGAGCGCGACGAGACGCTTCGTATCGGGTGAGCTGGCCCCCCGATGCGGAGCGTCTCCCCGTCGCCTTGATTTCCAGACTTCGACCTCACGCCACCCCCACCGCAACCCGCCCAAGCACCCGCCCCCGCCACACGCAGTAGGCCCCGGTCACGTCGACGAGCAGCCACGCGTCGAGCGCCTGCCACCTCACGACGAGCCCGCCGAACGGTTCCACCTCGATGGTCATGGCGGACACATCGGATGTCCGTCCGGAAGGTTGCGAGGCAAAGCTGGTGTGTTTGCAAGCATACCCCCGGTGCAGATCCAACACCGACCCGCTACCCTACTGCTCGCATGAGCAGCCCACACGCCGGTGCCATCGACCCGCCCAAAACCCGCGACGAGTTCCTCGCCACCCCGATCGGCGAGCTCGCCGACCTTTGGCTCGTGGTGACGTGCGGAGCCTGCGGACAGGTCACGCGCAGCGGACTCGACAAGCCCGCGTTAGCGCGGCATCGGAGCCGGGTCCTGGGCGAGGTCGTCGGTCGACTGCGCTGCTCGCACTGCGGCGGTCGGGCATCGGCGGTCCGGCTCACCAACTCGATGCGCGGTCCGGTGTTCGGCTCGAGCGTTGCCGTGTGGGACGTCGCGCTCTTGCCCTAGTTGCCGTGCGCGGCCTTGACCTCAGCGACGAGCGCAACATGACCGGCTCGCGCCTCATCCTCGGTCGCGTAACGCTGGCACTCCAGTGACTCTTCACCGCGGAACACCATCGACTCGAAGATAAGCGGCTTCGCGCTGAGCCCGAAGCCGTGGTCGATGCCCAGCCATACTGTCGACACGGTGTGCCCACAGAGCTCGTCGTTAGCGACTTGTCGAGCTTTGAAATCCTCGAACGCGGACGACCACTCTTCGAGCGTCATCGGCAGTCCCTTGCGATCAAAGAAGCTGGCCATAGCGGCACCTTCTAACACAACGGCCCGGTGAGAGAGGTAGAACTCACCGGGCCGTGCGTAGCGACCATCAGCAACTAGAGAGGGCGATCAATGTGCAGTTTACCGCGCCCGGACACCACGGGCTTGCAGTATCGCCCGGATGTCCGCTCGCAAACCGGCGTAGTGCACGCGAACGATCTCGCCCTCGAAGAAGTCGAGCAAGAGCATCAGCTGGGTCGTGGACATGCGGGGAAGCGCTTTGTCGAGCCGGGTCATGACGCACCGTCCGTTCGGTCCGCCTTGCCCTGCTGCACAGCTTCCCACCGCTCGATAAGCCACTGCCAGTACGCAGTCGACTTCGGTCCGCCTGCGAGCGCCGAACGAGCGCACGCCGGCAGCATGGCCGGATCATCAGCGAGCTGTCGCGTTTCAAACTCGCCGGCAGCGTCGCCGGCCACCTCGCGGTACCGTTGCCTCTTGCGGCGCCGGGCACGTCCTTCGCTCTCGTCGGCTGAGTCCGGCGCCGCCGGTACCCCGATTTCGGGCGTCGCCTCGGCAACAGTAACTATGGTGTCCGGCCCGACGGCCGTGGCGTCTGAAGTGACGAGGGTCGCTTCGGTGCCGCTGTCCGCCTCACGGACATTCGCGGGCACCGCCTGCCGCGGCCGACCGGGCCGCCGGCCGGCGCTCTTGCCCGTCGGCGCCGTACCGGCGAGCGGCTCTAACACAGCTGTCGCCCGGCGTACCTCCGCCGAGCTGCCGTCCATGAGCTCGACAAAGACGAAGCCGTGCCCGTCAGCCACGTAGCGCGTGCCGACCACCCAGCCCTCGGGCGTGACGGCGATCGCGCGCTCGAGCTCGGCGGCAAGCTCGTACAGCACGGCCTGCACCCAGCGCCGCCCGCGCGCGCCGCCCTCGAGGCGGACCATCAGCCGGGGCTCGGGCGTGCCGAAGCCGGAGCGGCCTACGTCGACCCAGCACTGCATCGTGCCGGGCCCGGCCGCCGCTGTCCGGGCTTCGACCTCGCGCCGTGCACGAGCGCGCGTACCGGCATCGGGCCCGGTCTCGGCGAGACGTCGCAGCGCGTCGAGGCTGAGTGTCTCGAGCGGCGCGGATGTAGGTGTCGAAACTGTGGAAAACTTGGCAGCCCCGTTGGGCGCCGGACTAAGATCCTCGGACATCGTTGATAATCCCTTCGGTGTCTGGGTCGCGGCGGGTACCAACCGCGCGCGGCCCGTTTCATTCGTCAGCCTGTCAGCGCTGTGCAGAGCGGTCAACACGACGTGTCCGCTCCGGTGTCGCACGCAAACCACAGCGCGCCGCCGTCAGCGGCGTCGTACGATCATCGTTCGGAGGGGCATGAAGAAGTCGACCGTGGCCGCGGGTTGTATCGCCGGAGTTGTTGCCGCCTGTAGCGGCGCTGGGCTCGAAGCGATCGGTGACACGATGCACGATGCTGGGCACGCGATGGCTGGTGTCGGCGGTAGCCTTGAGGCTGCTGGGCACGGCATGAACGCAGGCGTCGGGGAGCTCGTGGCCGGAGCCGGACGAGTCATGGCCGGTGCCGGTTCGAGCGTCGAGGCGGCGGGCAGTGCACTCGTCGCCGGCGGCTCGGCAGGCGCGAGCGGTGCCCAGGCGCAGGAAGCCGTGGCCGATGAGTTACCGCGGCCACGCTGGGTGCTGCGGGACAAGGATGGGGCGCCGGCGCAGGTCGACGTCTCCCCCCTCTACAACGAGAAGACGCCGCGCTTCGGCACCGAGCCCGATTGCGTTCGGGTGAACTACGCGGGCCAGCGCCGCATCGACCTCAGCTACGATTTGTCGACCGGGAAGCTGGCGCTGAGATCCACATGCGACAGCGGTGCGCTGGTGAACCCCGGTTACACGAGCATCAAGCAGCTTGGGACCTACGCAACGCCGGACTGCAGCGGAATCGCCTACATCAACGGCGCCAATCTCCTCATCTGGCTCACGGACCAGGTCTACTACTCCTACCCGGCGCCGATCGATCTCACGATGACCTCCTCCTGGAACCCCGAGACGAGCACATGCGAGAGCGTCTCGGCGTCTCGAGCCGAAACGCTCTATCCGCTCCAAGCCGTGCCCGACGACGTTGCGAACCTCCTGCCGAACCCGCCCTACACGCTCGAGCTCGTCTACTGACCGGCGGCGACCCCATGACGTGCGCGCGCTATTATCGTTTGACAATAATCAGCGCGCGCGTCATACTAAAGTAGCCCTGGGCACTAGACCCAGGTCTGTAGGCGCCTCGAGCCCGGACAGCTAGCGACGCGAGCGAGCGCCGGCCAAGAGTTCGGCGATCGCGCCGCGCAGGAGATCGGACACGGTCGTACAGCGCTCAACCGCCAAGGCCTCGAGTGCGGCGGCCTCCGCTTCGGGTACCCGGATGCCTACCTGACGCATGTCCACGCCGCTCGCGTCGAGCCGGGGGCGTCCGCGTCCACGCTTGGGCGGCTCTGAGGCCGCACTCTTGCCAGGCGCCTTGGGTGCTCGCGCGCGCGTCATACCTCTACGCTCTCCTCCGTGACCGTGTTGCGTGCTCGGGCCCGCGGTATCGCCCCGTGCCGCCACGTGGTCGCCCGCCACGTCCGGCGCACCGCTTCGAGCGTGCCGAATGCGCTCAGCCCGTAGAGCCGCCACCCCGTGCCCAGGTCCACCTCACACACCCAGGGCCGTTGCGCCGTCACCGCCGTGTCCGCTGCCTTCGTGTCCATGTATCTATACTGACTCAACCTCATATATTTGTCAAACGAAAAGGGCCGGTGTGTCCGGCCCCGTGTGGGTCACGCCACCACTACGAAGTGGAACTCAGCCTTGCCCCAGCCGCTGTTGAACACGATCTCGCTCGCGTCCATCAGCGCGCGGTCCATCGCAGCCACGAGGTCCGCACGGGCCATGCGCAGGAGGCCGGCTTGCAGGCTGGCAACCATCATCGCGTTGAACGTGGCGCGGTCCGTGCGGGGGAAGTACTCGGCCTTGATGCTGGCGATGTACGCGAGCTCGCCGTAGTACGTCTTGGTTGTCGGGGCGGCGGCGGCGGTCTTGACCGCGCTGGCGAACATGGAGAGCTCTTCGGTGGTGTACTCGGTCAGGTCGGCGGCGGTCACTGCGTTGTTCATGTATTTATAATGGCCCGAGACCATATTTTTGTCAAACGATATTCGTCCGTTTCTTTCGCGCCCATCGCGGAGCCGCAGAAGCCTAGTGCCCAGGGCTAGATAAGCATGTCACGCGAATGTATTTTTGTCAAACGATAATATCAGCACCCCACTCGCGCTCGCCTACACGACCAATCCCAGTGCCCAGGGCTACTTCAGTATAGCCAGCGCAGGTATTTTTGTCAAACGATATACGAACAGATCACGGCGCGCTAAGCATGAGCCCGCCGCGCAGCATCGCGATACGCACGGCGTCTTGCTCGAGCCACGTCGCCCAGTTCCACACGAGCGGACTGTGCACATAGCCCGCCGCGAGCTGCGCGGTCTG